TGATGTTGCAAGGTTTGCTACTTTATCTATAACACTCCCCCCTTCAAACATACTACCAACAGTACTCATCATTCCACTAACGGCATCTATAATACTTTCAGACCCACTGGATTTAGTTAGTGAATCTGTTTTATCAGACTCTCCACCTAGCATAGAATCTAACTTACTTAAAGGAATAATTGCTTCTGATTCTCCTCCTTCACCTACTAAAGCCATTGTTGGAGATGTTACAATGCCCCCAGCTGCTAATGCTGGGATATCTGCTGGGACATTTGTTGTTGTAGTTGTACCAGATACTTCAACTTCATCATCACCACCAAATAGTCCATTATAAAATCCTGTTATACTATCACTAATCCCACCTATAAAATCTCCAGTGAATTTGTTGATAACATCCATTATACTACTTACTAAATCACCTAAGTACTCAAGGGGAACAGTTATCACCTTAAAAAGTGGCATTAGTACAGACATAACTAAACCTATTAAATCCCCTATTATTTTCATTATTGGTGATAAAAGAGCAAATATTGGATCTAAAACAGCCATTAAAGCATCCACAATGGGCATTAAAGGATCTATTAATTGAACAAATAAATCTGAAAATTTTTCCATTGCAGCATTCATCTTATCTTGAGCTGTTGCTGATTTCATTTGATCTAATACTCCTGCTTTAGCTAATTTTTTCTTTAACTTTTCGGTCATTAACCCTTTTTCCATGGCCGTATCATATTCCTGCTGAGCAGCTGACATAGATTTAAAACCTGCTTTTTTAACAGCTTCATTCTTTTGCTGTTTTACAAGCATATCAGCCATTTCATCACGAGATAATCCAAAAGCTTTAGCCATTGCTTCTTGTTGAATAACATTCATGGCTCCAAATTCCTTAGCAGTCCCTACTTCTTTTCTTATTTCAGTTGCTAATTTAGCTTGATCACCTGCTAATGCTGCTGCTCTAGCTCCTTCTAAATTAAGTTGTTTACCAGTTAATAGCTCAGCTTCCATTTCAGCTGCTATTGATGATTCAAAATCTAATAAACTCCCCCCCATTTTTTCTAATTGGGATTGTGAAACACCTAACATTTTAGCTTGGAATACTTGCCTAGCCATTTCTTTAGTATTTCCCTGTGCTGTTAACATCTGAGCATTAGACATTTCTGCTAATCCTTCTTGAATATCTTTAGCATTCATCATAACTCCGGTTTGATTACTCAACTCCATAGTTACTTCTGTAACATCTGCTAATTGATCTTTAATACTTCCACCAGCTATTAATGCTTTTTTACCAAACATAGCCATTGCTTTTTCTGATAGACCTGTTCTTTCTGAAACCGATGCAAATTCAGATGCTAATTCACCTGAAAACGCAACTGACGTTCCAAATGATTTATTTAATGCCATATTAGCAGCAACAACATCTTTGGATGATACTAATAAATCTCCAGACATAGCTGCGGCATCCGCCATTTCGGCATTTACTTTCCTTGCTGCATCCGCAGAAATACCCATTGATTTTGCTACTTCACCTGATTGTTTATCAATCTGTATAAGGGCTTGGACTGCTTCTATAATAAGACCAAGAGGCCCCATTGCTTTTTTAAGTATAGGTCCTAATGCTTTAAAACCGGCCGTAAGAGTACCTGTTGCTTTTAGTGGTAATTTACCTACTTTAACTTGTTTAGCACTTACACCTGCCTTTTTCATAGCATCGCCCATCTTCATCCCTTCAGCTCTAAACTGTTTATAGTCACCAATGCCTTTATTTATACCAGCATTCATTTCAATTTGTTCAGCTCCATGAGCCCTTGCTGCTTCAGCTGCTTCCTTGACAGGTCCTGCTATTTTGGACATCCCTAATTTATCAGCAACATCACCCATAAGCCCAAAGGCTTTTACTCCTCCTGTTTTACCAATTGCATCTGATGATTCAGCAGTTTGGGCAATTTGTCTTGCAACTTCTTTTGCTTGCTTTGCTTGATCTGCTAATGAACCAGCAATTTCACCATTTAATTTTCTGCTATCTGCATCTCCAGAGTTAGACATTTCAGAAAATTTTGCTTGTTGCTGTTTAGATAAAATAATATTTTTTTCTAATGTCTCTTGCTGTTTAGTTAGTGTAGCTTGAGTTTTGGAAAGACCTAGTTCTTTTGAAGTGATTGAATAGGCTTCTTGTGCAATTTTTGTTACAGAGTTAGATATATCTCTTGTAAGTTTTTTTTCAGATGTTAAAAATTGTTGTTGTTTTACTTGATCTTGAAGACTATTTGCTATATCTTGTTGATCAGAAAGTACGTCAGAATTGATTCCTCTTCTAGTTGATAAAAGTTCAATAATTTGTTCTTCGAGCGTTTTCGTTCGAGATGTTTCATTATTGATCTCTTTATCAATACTAGCAGTTTGCCTCTTTTCGTTATTTAAATCTTGTTGATTTTTTATATCTTTTTGATCAGCCATCTAGCAGTGATTTTGTTATAAATATTAAGAAATATTATTTCCTCGCTGCTTTTGTAACATAGTTAGGTTTAGAAGTTGATTTATTTGTTGGTGGGTTAAATGCCGTTTTTGGAATTTTGGGTTTTATTGAACTATTTAAATCTATGTCAGTCCCCTTTCCCTTTGATGCTTTCTTCTGTGCGTCTGCAACAGCTTGTTTAGCAGCTAATATTTCTTGGTAGGTAAATCTTCTTAACCATATAGGCATCCCATAGACTGTGTGCCAGTCGTACCCACCTCCACCATGATATACTATATCGTTGATGCTACGAAAAACATCAACTCTATAAGTCGGCGTCAGGCCAAAAAAAGTTGACAGTCATCGGTAGAGTCAATTCCTCTACAATGCCGTCGCTACTCTCAAAGTTAAATTTTAAATCAATATCTGGTTGGAATGTTTTGATGTATTCCCTTAATGCTCTTGAATCTCTAGCTAACATTACCCTGTCAACAAACTCTCGTATTGTTTTTGCTTCGCTGTCTCCATTTATTGAAGTAATTGTATACTTTAAACGTGTAGATAACTCTGGATTGGATTTTTTATTTAGCTTTTGTAATCCTTTAACTTCGTTTTTAATAGATCTATCATCTTTATTGCAAAGTAATTTAAAAGTTATTGGTGTTTTTGAATGTGGNAGTTCAAATGAAAAATTGTTTACTCCTTTTTCAACTAATTTATCCTCATCTAATTCTTTAGTTTCTAACTCAGATAAATCAACTGTTACTTCTTCGTTTTCGTATTTAAAAGTATAATCAGCCCCATATCCTAAAACTCTGGCTGCTACCATAATAGCATTTTTATCACCTACTATTAAATCATCATAATTAACCTTAGTAACTATTAATGCTTTTAACAGTCTATCAAGAACACTTCCGTCCTTAATATAATTTTGATTGGTTAAAATATCTTCTTCTTTAGCTGTCATGTATTTCATTTCAACTTTACCCGAAGATAATAGATTGTCTTCAGGATATACTAACCCCTTTGACGGTAATTCCACAGTTTCTGTGGGAAATTTAAATTCTTCCATATAAATTTTATTTAGTTATAACTTAATTGTTGTTAATACATATAATATAAAAAAAAGCTTGACCGGAGCCAAGCTATTCTTTAAAATAATTGTGAATTTTTTTAGAAATTCAATACGCAGTAATCCATTCCGATTGTCATATCGATGTTCATTGCTTCACCATCAGTGTCCCAATTCATATCCGCAAACGAAGCGTCTTTAATAAATGCACCTTTTATAATCCATTCACTAACTATATCACCTACTGGGCCTAATACATCAATAGTTAAATCTTTCTTGTAAAAATCACTATATCCATCTCTACCAGTTACTGATTCGTGGTGTAACCTTACCCATTCCATAACAGCTTGAGCGCCTGAAGGAGTGATTGGGTCAAATAATTGCATTGTGATGTCATTCCATCTTAATTTTCCTTTTACTTTTCTGTAAGTGTTAATGTGGTTTAATGTAATTTCATCTTGAGCGAATCCTAATCCACTTACACCTTTAATGATGTAAGATGGAAATCCGTCAACGTACATAACAAACCTATTTGCTACTTTTGGCTCAAAAGCTGTGAAAAATATCTCGTTTGGGTCTAATACTGCCATTTTGTGTTTTTATTAATTTTTTGTATTCAGTTATAAATATTATACTCTCTAATTCTTATGCAGGAAATTCAGCTCCTGTTGGAAGAATGTTGAAATCTAGGTAAATAAATTCTGCCGTTTTAGTAGGCTGTATGTATATAGCGCCTCTTAATTCGTTTCTATCAATTACCTCGGGTCCGTTGTTTGAATCGTTCATTACAACTTTAAACGCGTATAAACCTTGTCTTTGTTGTACTGACTCCAAATATGGATTAACTTGACCTAAGAATATGTTTCTTGTAGCCGCTGTATTTTGTTCAAATACTAAGTTATCGGATATTTGTGAGATGTAATTCTTTAACGCAATTAACAATCTTCTTACATTTACTCTATCTAAAGCACTTGCTTGAGTTTGTAGTGTTTTCTGTCCAAATACTACTACTCCTCTTCCTGGGAATGTTGCTATTGGGTTTACTTTACCTACATACAAAGCATCTCTATTTGCTTGTGTTAATTTTCTTTCTGCCATTACAACATTACCTAATCCACCTCTGTTTATACCTGCTGGTGCAAACCAAGCTTCTGCTGTTCTGTCATTAGCTGCATAAACTCCTGGAATTAATGTTCCTGCTGGTACCCAAACTCTCTGAGCTGTGTCAGGATCTGTTACCATACACCATGGCCAATATGACGCTGCATATGATGTGTCTTTTCCTGCTGCTGTTCCTACAGTTGCTGTTATTGATGAATTATATAATTCAAGATCTAATATTACTATATTATCTCCTCTATTTTCAGAATTTGCAACTAGTGAATTTAATGGTGTTGAATATGATGATTGAACTAATCCTGGTGCTGATATTAGATTATATTTATAATCATCTTTATTAGCTAATAAATTAATTGCATCTGTATAATTTCCACCTACTAATCCTTGAGAATCTTGAGCTGTAATTTTATCATAATATTTTCCAGTTCCTGTTAATATTGATCCTACAGCATCACCAAACGCACCTGAAGCCGCTAATGGTATAGAAGCTGTAAATTGTGGTTTTGCAGTTCCGCTATTATCAAAATAATTTGGAGTTTTGAAATTTACTGATTTTACTCTTACATATCTTGAAGCGTTTGGATACATTCCAGTTACTTGTAAATATGGATCTGCTGTTCCTGCATCTCTTAATTCTTCTGTTTGATCACCAATTATTCTTGAAATATAATTTGGTGAAGTTGGATCTAATGATACTCCATTAAAACT